TCCTGCTTCAAATCAGTAAAGTACTTGTTCAAATCCGTATCTTCGGGGATTGTCTTGCCTTGATACGCAAACTTCGGAATTTTGAAACTCTTGGCTGCTTCTTCAACCTTTGCGCCCCACTCTTTCTGCTTTGCCTCCGTTTTAAAGGAAACAAGCTGATCCGTTATAGGTTTTAAAGCCTTTTCCAGTGCCGTGGATATTTGCTCAGAGACATCCGGTTTATCTTCCGGCTTCGGTGGAGTCGCATTAGGAGTTTTGACAACCGGTTTCTTTTTTGGATCCACAATAGCTTTCCCGTCCTTGATGTTGTACTTCGTCTCGTAGTTCTGTACTGCGGTCTTCTGTGCATCATCTGCCCGGTAGTCACCGTAACTTTTCAACACGTCCGAAATTTTGATGCCGTCTACAATAGCCGTAATCTGCTTCTCGTCCGTTACCCCTTGGGATTTATTCGTTGCAATCCGCTGGAGAACAGCATCATCAACCCCAACGAATTTGGTTTTGAGTGCTGCTAAAATTTTTTCGTAGATATTCATCCGATTTTGTTTTGATTTAAACTTTATGTAAAGTTACAAAAGGGTATAAAGGTGCAGAAGTGATTTGGTACCGTGCTGCTTACAACGAAGGCCGTTGTAAATAATAAAAAATGGCGGTCACTCATCACGGGCAATCGCCATCCGTATTCAAAAGAAAAAAACGTTATTTCTGATCATCTTTTTTCTGATCATCCTTTGAAGATTGTGCAGCCTTATTCTGCTGATCTTCCATAATCTGCTCTACCTCATCTTTGGTCTCGCCATAATTAGAACAGTAAGCTACTCCGTGCTCTGTCGACCAGACGCCACCACTGACGGCCTTTACCGCCGTAGAGACTTTGTCATCAACAGAATCAATCATATAAGGCACTATCTCCGTCTCCACATCCGTGGACTGTGCAGCTTCCTCAAGATATGAATCTACGCTCCCGATAGCGGAAAGGAGAAAGTTAACACGCCGTTGGAAGAACGGGCCAAGTACTTCTGCATGATTCTCAACAGCCCCGTGAATAGCCATGAAAACATATCTGAAAGCCACTCCGCTGAGCGCATTCGTCCCTTTTATCTGGTCAAAGGATATACGAGGGGTATTGGTAAGGGCATACGCCTCGTTAAGGTGCGTCTCTACTTCCTGCTTAACAGGATCGGCCGACTGGTTCCACGTCAGATATGCAGCCTTTGCATCCTCGCCGGTCATTTTCAATATACGGTTACGCATGTCCGTGCTCACTACTCCTTTATCGTCAAGCTCACCAAAGAGCATAAGGATTGGAAAGAAGTGATAGTCGATACAGTCGGCATATTCTGAAAGACATTTCTCCACACGTCTGCGCTCAGAGGTGATCTTATCACACAAGGCATCTTCCCGGCCGGCATACAGCACAGGTATCTTTCCGAAAAGATGCTTTCCCGACCGTTTCTTATCCATCTGCCAGACTCCATCCACATCATCCCAGACGAATATGTTGCTATCGGTAAGAGTCATGAAACAAGTATGCTTGTTGCCGTCTAAATCAGTCCGGTCATACTCACGGGAGAAAGCAACCATTTTCCCACTGTCATCATAAAACGGATACAGCTTATCACCCTTGAACGGTGACCATATCTGCGATTTCAATTTGTACTTCGGCTTTTTATCTCCATAGACCGTATGATCCTTGCGCCACTGTTTCTTCCAGAAATTATCATCTTCTTCCAAATACCAGTATTCCGCAATGTCTGTCTCGGAAAGCCATGAACGTACAATCTGCCTGTTCTGGTATTTCAGCTTATTATCCTTGAATATTGCCTTGAGGACATTAAAAACAGTGCTTTCCTTATCATCAAACGGATTACAATCCAGTTTCGGCTCTGTCCCGACCGTAAAGGCAGTATGTATATTAACCTGGTCCTGTTCAATAGGCAGCGCAATACGGTTCGGCTCTTTCGTTTCATATTCAGGCGGAATGTGAACTTTCTTTTCTGAGACATCATCAAACTGATCATAAGCCGTATTCTTCAGCACATGGATGTCCTTGTACTTGCTCTTATCATTAATATCATGGAGTGTCGGGTCCCAGCATTTTCTGAGTCTTTGGACATCCGGGATATTAGAGCGTCTGCCTTTTTTCAGATAATTTATTTTCTGACCTTCATCCTCAAGATTGAGGACATCATTCAGAGTCTTTGGTGTATTCCCAATTATTTCTATCATAATATTGATTTTTATCTTGCAAATGCTGCTGCCAATCCCTGCATAGGCTTCTGGATCTTTCCAAGGAGTATTCCCAAAACATAATAGCGGATAGCATCTACAGCATGGTTATCGTGATCTTCCGGCTCGTTGATATAATTACCGTCCTTATCCTTTGCCCATACATATTTTCTAAACTCCGACCGTACGTTATAAGAATGATCAGTAACGAATATATTCATATCCTTCATTTTCGTGATACCGGCCATTATTGATCCGGTACCCTTCTTTACGGGATATATGTTCACACCTCCCAAATGGATTTCCTCAATAAGCCTCGGATCTGCGCTATCAGCAATTACCTTCATGCCATAGGGCCGAAGAACCTTGATAATATCTGAAGAAAGGAGATCGGTGCGATAGTCTACCTCATCAACATAGAGATTATTGTCAATGACGCCACAACGGACAACAGCGGTCGGATCGTGAGTGTACCCGAAATCTATTCCCAATGCAACCTTCTTGCACCACTTCGGGAACTCCCGTACAACACTCACATGCTTGAACACGGCACCCTCGGCAACATCTGCCCATCGACCTATGACGGTATGTGCGTATTTCTCAGGATCGCCAGCTTTCATCTCCTCTACTTCTTTCAGAAACTCCGGAGAGAGGTTTTCCAGATTGTCGAGGTAGGTCGTATGAATGTGAAGTACATTCGGATTAGTGCTGATCTGAACGGGCACGCCGTCATACATCACTTCCTTATGTGTCTTTTCTATGAATCTCTTATAAACCCAGTGATTATTGTCAGTCGGGTTCATGATAATGATGATTCTGTTCTGTATACCGGTCTGGCGGATTGAGAGCATGATCGTCTCGAACTCCTTCTCTGAGGCCCACTCCTCGGCTTCATCAACGATAAACGTGGTAATACCGTGAATGGATTTCAGTTTGGCCGTCTGATTACCTGAAGAGGTCTTGATACCACGGAACATGATCTTTGAGCCCGTGAGCTTGTTGATCACGTCTGTCTTTGTAGCATGGAAAAATCTGCTCGTACCGTCAAATTCTGCCTTTTCGAGGAACTCAGGAATAATTGAGATATTGGCAGAGACCATCGTATAACGGGTATAGAGAATATTATGAACGACTTTCCTTGCTACCTTCCTTGACTCATCCTTGAACAACTCAAAAGTAAGGCGCTCGGCAAAGGTTGAAAGGGCGAAGGATTTTCCGCTCCCACGTCCGCCAGTGATAAGAATGATAAAATGTTTCTTATCAGAATACAAAGGCAAATAACATTTATGCGTCTTTATCATCGCTCTTCTCCGTATCTTTCGTCTCTTCGGCTATCCACTTCGAGATGTCTACACCATGACTGATATTATTCTTATCTTCATCCTCATCCTGATTCCTTTCTACCTTCCGCCAGTCAGAATCATAATGGAAAAGGAGTGTGCCCTGTGCACGAGTGTTCGGGGCAAGCTCCGTCTCTGTCTCCGTCACGACTGCCTTATCGGTAAGCGTTATCCACCCTGTACCACCGCAATAGGGACAATTCGGATCATTGCCATTGCACTTACATCTCTGCCTGACATAGTTCTGCGTTTTGCTGTGTATTATCTTGCCACCAAGGGCTGAACGGATAAAAGCACTCCGCACTCCGCCTACTACATTCGAGCGCGCGGATGTCAACACCCCGATGATACGGCTGCTGCGTCTTCTATTCTTTGCTGCTGACCAGGACTCGTATTTTCCGTTTTTCATCTCTCCGAAGGTGTCAGGTTCGAGGTTAAGGCGGTGGGCTATCTCCTTATCGGTAAACCCGTTCATTGCGAGCTGACGTATCAGTTCGTAGAAATCGTTTGAGTCATAATCATGCCGTGGTTTTGCCATAATCTTCTTACCCTTCTATTACATCATCAATGATATGGTCGAAATCCTCGCCCTTGATAAACTTGTTATCAGGATCAAGACCGTACTTCTTGCAAAAAGCTATCTTACTGTCGTTGCTGTCAAAGGATAACATGATGTATGCGTCCATGTTCGCCGCCGATTTGTCTGCTGCCTGACGAACTTCCTGTTTGACGGCCTTCATGTGCTCGGCCTTTGCAGCCTTCTCCTGTTCCTTCTGCTCCTTAACAGGCTCTTGCATCTTCTTGATCTCATCAGAGATATTGTTTTCCTCTTCGGTCTTGAATAGCTGATCACATCCTATCAGACTCAGGTCAGACTCATTAAGGCCGGCGTCCTTATAGTCAATGTCGGGAATAAGTTCACGCATCTTATCATAGTCCCACTCGCCCTGCGCATTAGGATTATTGAAGAGAATATTCAACTCCTTCTCACTCTTCTCATCTACCTCGATAAGGTCAACACGAAGAGTATAGTCATTTGCCTTTGTCTTTTCATCGTACTTCTGCAATTCATCCATCACGGAAACACGCTGGTGGCCGGAAACGATTGTATAACCTGTAGTCTTGTTGACAACTATTCCGCCAAGCATGCCGAACTTCTTTATACCTCGCTTCAACGACTTACGGCCCTCATCAGAGATTGTACGGGGATTATAGGATGCAAAGTGTATCTGCGAACGGTTCAGTACCACCGGGGTGCTCTTGATATATTTTGAAATCTCACTCATTTATTTGTTTTCTCCTTTCCTTGCCGATAATCGTATTCGTCCAATATTCTTTCTGACATCGGAAACGTTTTCAGGACTTTCTGTAAATCACATGGCGCATTCTTTCTCATCCACAGGAAACAGTCAAGATTAAGCCCTACGCCCGAAGATGGTTTGTCAGGATTATACCTTATCGGCTGTGGCAAGTTATTCTGACGCATATACGCTAATATATCCTTCTGCGTCCACTCCGAAAGAGGATATACAAGCCCGTTGTTCTCGCAATTCTGATAGGTCATAAGCATCAGACGCCTGTTCATTGAATCTGCCTTCTTCATTCCTAAAAACACATAGTGTATACCGAACCTCAGTCTCATGGCATACACAATGTCTTTCAGTTTGAGAAGTTTCATCTTAGGATCAGGAACGCAATAAAGACCGCCACGCAATACGTATGTCAGATTCCAGTGGGGTATCTGAACAATCTCTACTTTCGGGTATCTGGCCTTCGTCCAACGTAGATAACGGTCTACATGCTCCAGCCCCTTGACAAAGTACATGAACACACAGACGATCCTCTTGAAATACGGGTAGATAAGGTCAAGCGTCACAAGACTGTCCTTTCCGGTACTGTCGAAGAGGATAACGGAATCTGTCTTATCCGCTACCCTCTTGATTACATCTACAGATGATAATAACTTTGTCATCCGCCCGACATACCTAAAGATCTACGTACCTGCCCATATACACCCCGACGGCTCATATACCGCCCGTTGTTAGACACCCTGCCCGTAGTAGAGTCTGTCAGGCCTCGCCTGCCGCCACGATAATTGCTTGTTGAATAAGCAGTCACACGAGCACTTCTTTGTCTTGCCATAATCTTACAATTAAATTAAACATCACTTGTAAAGTTAGTGACAATACACCTTTTATACAGATTGCAACGGGCCAGATTACTTACAATAGCGCAGATGTAAGTAAATTAACAATAAACATATATGCGTTTATTCTTAATATGATTTAAAACAATAAACATATATATAAATATTAGTTAAATAACAAACTGATATGATACGACTTATAATATTTATATATATATTTGCATTAGAAATAAGAACAAAGAACAATTTAAAAATTACAATTATGAATCAAGAAATGAAATCATTTTGTAAAGACTCGATAGAGTTTGCAACAAGAATCAAAAATGTTAATGTAATTAGTTGTATAGCATTGAAAGATGATGCATACTTAGCTATCACAAAGATAGCTGGTGAAACAACTGCATTTGTTGTTTATATAGATAACACAGTATTTAGTTTAGACGACTGGCAGTCGTCTTACCCAACAGACGAAAAAGAAATATCAGAGTACGACAACTGGTTACTTTGCAGCAGAGAGGGCAATCAGAAAGCAATCCTGTTTAACGGGCTGCCTCGACAATTAGTCGATCATGTTGAATATGAATAGATAAAACAAGTAAGATATTACGATTATGAAACAGATTAAGAGGTTTTCAAAAGAATTTGCAGAATACTGCAAATTGTCAGGTATTGACATCAATAAAGTGCGTACAAAAAGTGTATACGCTTATCGCCTCACACAGAGCGAAGCAAAAGAAGAAGGGTGCGATTTGAACTATCCTTATAAGATAGACAATCCATTCAACCAAAATATAAAACTTTAAGATTAATGCTGTCCTACCGGCATGACGGGGAAAATATGATAAAATACAGAAAACCAGGCCGGCCACCTATAAAAACAAAAAAGAATATTCTGGTTGGAATAGACTTAGATCTTATGATGGCTTTTCCGCCAAATGAAACCAGGAGTGATTACATCAATGATGCAATCAGAGAGAAAATGATTCGGGATAAGATACCCGTATCTCCTATTTCGCCTCGCAAGAGGAAACAGATGCGAGATTGATTAAGGACTTATCTTATCAGCTTATCACCGATCACACTAATGACTTTATCCACATCGCTTTTAAAGTCCTTATAGGTTGTATACGAAAGCATAAGATCGGGAAAAATCAATGATATGTAATTGGGGGAATTCAAATGAAGAGTTCTCCCGATTTCTTTTCTCAGTCCATCAGACATTTTGCCCCCGAAGAATCTCTGTGGCGAATAGAGAAAGACAATTATAAAGGTAAACTCTTTCTTGCCATTTGTGGACTGTGCTTTTTCCCCCAACACGGACTTGAAAATATCATATATCTTCGGAATAATCCCGATATTTGATAGAAGGGGCTTTGCGGTAACATGCCACTCTTCCATAGCATCATACATTTTCTCACGGGCGATTTTCATCTTCCGGATTGTCGTAATTATCTGCTCCATCGTGTCTGTTTTTAATTAAAAATAGTTATCTTTGTAGTGTGTGTAAAAATTAAAAACAGGCGGTGTGGAGAGATCTGCACCGTCTTTTTTATATTAGATCATAGGTAAAGGCAATTTTCTCGCCTTCAGTTGATATTTCTTCCCTGTATTTGTCAACATCCGGAACGATTATATTAACCATTTCCGTATAAGACTTTCTGTCAGGCACTATATGCCTTATTCTTGTTATCCTGTATTTCATAGCTCATTCCTCGTATTCATCATTTTTAAAGTCTACACATGCTTCTTCATCACCATAGACGATTATCTGCTGTAACTTACATTCTCCGGATTCATCATCAGACGATTTATACCATGCACAGTCCTTGCAATAATCAACATCAAAATCTTTCATAATATCCTCGTATCAATAGTATACCTTCCGCAATTATATTTTGCCTTTTTCTCTATTAATCTAAGTTCAAATTTATATTCATCCTCCATCATATCAAGGTCAACGATTTTTCCGGTATCATCATCCTTGACACTGATAAAATGTATCATACACGCCTCCTTTCCTTTATTCTTATCTTTACCTTATTCCGTATGACGGGTGCCTTAACTGGCTTGATCTTAATCATTAAGTAAAACTTTTTTTCATTTTCAATTATAAAATCTTTATTTTTCATAATTTTTCATTATCTTTGTCCACACAAATTATTTATATTATGAGTTTTAATGATTCTAACAACCCTGACAAACTTGATGATTATGGCGAATTGGGCTATATTGATGAATATAGAAAAAGAATAGATGAGAGGAATTCCCATAAACTAAGGAAAGCCCAATATCAAGAAATAGCCGACCTGAAGAAAGATAGAAGAAAAAACCAAATAAAAAGTAATTGTTCCCTTATAATTTCTATCATAAGCCTAATTATAGCTATTCTATCACTAATTATAGCTTATGAAACACTAAGAGCAACCAAATAGTAACAAGATTGTTATAATCTTATTTGCTAAAATTGATATTCTTCTCTCGGATCATCATCATCAACAAGTTCAAAACCATCCTCGTACAAAACAGCACCACCACCCTTTAACCATTCGGCGTGATGTTTCATAACTATCTTACTCATATTCCTCTTTCTTTTGACACCTCTTCGACCTTATCAGATAAATGCTTTACAATCTCCTTTCGGATCGTAGGTTTAAGATCCTCGCAAGATGTAATCTCACGAGATCCTATAATTATTTTCATCTTTCCGCTCAAATCCATTGCAGCGTGAATATCATCCAACAGATTGAATATTTCCTCATTAGTCATAATCAATGTCTTTTTCTGTGGCGTAATTCTTAATTCCTTTAACCTTGTAAAGGTAAACGCCTTTACTGTCTTTAAGCACTTCGGTAATAGTAGAGACCTTACCGATCATTTCTTTGTTTTTGTGACTTACAACCTTTACGGTGTCACCTACTTTAAATTTACTCATAGTCTTTATGTTTAAATGTAATCTTCTTTCCGAATTTGAATAACTTATATCCGTTACAGCATAAAAGTTTACCTATATCTGTTTGAAAATCATGGCATTTCTTCTTACCACAAAAGGATTTAGGGACACATGCGTCACATACTCTGCAATACACTACGCCTTTAAAACCATCTTGTACAGCTTCATACAAAACACTAATTCCATACATTTTGTAGTACCACATAGGTTTGGGAGGGCATACTGGTTTTAAATTCTTATCGTCATCAAAATCCTGTTCTGAAAAATATAACTTTTCATGTTTCATAATTAGTATTCATTATATTTTTAATATCTCGAATAAATGAAATACCAGACTGTCGCCATACAATAAAAAAGTGCCTATATAGTGCAGCTTTCCTGCTTCGTCGTCTGTAATTTTATGTCCTGTACCGGTAAGTCTGAACCTACGCTGTTCTTTGTCAGCTTCAGGATCAACCAAAACCCACAGTACCATGTTCCCATCCTGAACTCCTGCTTTCAGAATCTCGGCATCTTTCGGCATTTCGATTGTCTGATAATCGTCAATAGATACATCGTACTTAAATACTTTTTTCATAGATTTTTTCGTTTTATTATTACCTTTTTATTGAAGTCAATAAAATGCTCATAACTTTTCTTTCTCCGCTTAGCTTTGATTTCGTCCTTATGCGTATCGCGGTATTGTTTTGCGTCTGCAAGGCGTTCAGCCCTGTTCCGAATATACCGCTCATGGTCAAGACGTTTGCGCCTCAGAGAGGACAAATGCGAATTATTATCTTCTATCATTTCTTCTCCTCTTTCTCTTTCTCAAAGATTTCCAACTGTTTTCTCAGTTGTTCTTCGTCCTTCCTCACCAACTTTGGACACCGGCTAAAACCCATCATTGCCAACATTGCCGGCATCATAAGGTTGATCTTACAACCCCGACCATAAGCGTCTGAATAGGTACAGTCAAGGCAGTAATACCCGTTTATATCAAATGCTGCCATAATCAATTTCCTTTCGGTTCATTTCCCTATCTCCTTTGCCATTACTGAACTGTTATCAGACCGTGCGAATTTGTTACATAGCCCCATCACTTTCCAACAAGAAGTCAACAGGACAAAGGCACAGCCGGCACAAGATGCTGCATTTCCTGGAATCACCTCATAAAATTTACCACCATAGGAAAATTTACTTCCCAATTTCCGTTGCACACTTCTTTCTCTTTAAATATTCTTCGTAGGTTATTGCATTCTCCTTATCTTTAACATATTTCTTATACTCACATTCCTGCTTTGCCTTATCTTCACGAACAGCCTGTTTTAACTTTTCAGTTTCTTCATTATTTACTTTGGTATTTCCAAAGTCATTTTCTCTCCTTGACCAGTTTTTCAATCTTAGATTAATATCCCATGTCTTTTCATTCTCAAACCGCATCCGGCTCTTTGATTTGTTTGGCTCTGACCAGTACTCAAAAAACTCTCGGATCATGGATGGCGGATAAATACCACCACGAGTGTTGACAAAGGGAATCAGGCTCTTGTAAAATTCATCTTTCCGCTCCTCGATATTGTTCGGCTTCGGCTTAGATTTAACAACCGGTTTAGTTTTGCCCGCAATGGTTAGCACTGTCACACCATTAAACTTATCCTTTCCGATCAGATTGCCCTTTACGAGGCAGTCTATGCTTGTGCGCAACTGCTTTATGCTCCACCCAGTCGCAAAGGATAAATCGTTTAGAGTAGATTCTACTATTCCGTTTTTTGCTTTTGCAGAAAGATAGACCATCAGCAAACCGTCACGTGGGCGTGAAAAGTTATTGATAATATCTATATTCATTTAAGAAAAATCATTGGGTGTATCTGCGGTTTACCCGTTAACTGTGCAAAATGACTGCACAGAACAGGGCATGATGAAACTTGCCTTTCTGCATTAAAAGGGCATTTGGAAATTATAGGATCAGAACCGTTACGCATAAGATAGGCATTTCTGCAATCCATACAACGATGATAGATCTTCTCTTTTCTCATTGAAAAATCACATTAGTAAGCTGTCGGCCCCGTGAACTTACCTGCCAGAGATTCGGCTTTGGTTCAACGAGTTTCAAATCAGAGACCTTCCCAAAACGCTTGATATTCCCACAAAGATCGACAAACCAGCTTACTTTGTTTTTATAAGGCCTTATTGCTCTTCCGCAAATCTGATAATAGAGTGCTAAAGATTTAGTCGGCCGTGCCATAACGATCGTATCAAGTTCGGGATAATCGAATCCTATTGCTAATACGCCGACA